GTTAGTCGGTATCATTTTTTTTCTTTCTCCAATCTGTCGATCACTACAAATTTTTGCCCACCCAAAATTTGAATCATGATCACCTCCTCATCAATCCCAAGGGCGTTATGGACAGTAAATTCTTTCTTGCCTTTGTACTCGTGCTTATGGCTCGTTGCCTTTGATGTGGCGGTATCTGGGCAATTTGCGCATGTAACAGTGATTGTATGGGTGTGGTCGGTTTCGTCTTCCGTCTCATGCTCAACCGTCATTTCAACGGTATATTCCGTTACATTGCGGGTAAGGATCAATTGCTGCTCTCCAAGGACCGTTTTTTCGTCAACTTTAATTTCCAGCGGGTTTATTTTAAGAACCTTGCCAAACACCACCGATGTCGGTTTTGCCGCGTTTACCGCGTCCAAAGACGCTTGCTTAATTACCTCGACCAATCCCGAAAAATCAGGCAACGAACCCACCTCCTCGCAAAGTCAGATCCATCCAGTGCTCGCTTTCGTTGAATGTGTGTTCGCACTGCTCGACCCACATATATTTTTTGACCTCTACGTCACCCAAATCCAATTTAACGTACACCAAACTCCCGGCCCGTACGCGGACGTCACCGAGCGCTTTAGTAATTTTCAGCCGTCTTGTTTTAACGTTATATAACGATAACAACGCGTTCGCCTTTTCCTGCGCCTGCGCTTCGTTTTTGACAACGCCGGTTTCCTTTAGAAAGTATTGAAGAATACCCCATTGCTTTTGTGATTCGGAAAAAACCCGCTTGCCGTTTTCAAACCGAACAGGCGGAGCGAATACAACCTTTGTTCCCGCCGGTTTATTGCTTCCGTACGCATATTTAACAACATTAAAGGTTCCTTCGTCAATTGAAGTGGAATAATCGAAGTTTTCACCTGTCACCGCGTCAATCATAATATCAACTTTCATATTGTCCAATGATTTTAAGGTCAGTTTCCCAAAGTCATCAAACAGCACATACAGCTTTTTCTTATGTGAAAACTCCAAGTCAAGCGCGTTGTATATGACGTCAAACAGGCTAGTATCGCTTTCAACCCGCTGCTCTATAGTAAATTCGGTTTGATCGATGGTTCCCAGATTCAAATTGAAATCGGCAGCGACCATCTTTATAACATCACTAGCGGTCTTGTTTTTGTAAACATACGTGTCTTTGTTAGATAAATAGCGCAATTGGTCAGAGGCCGTGACCTCGATTTGCTGCTTTTTGTCTCGTTTTTGCGTAAACACATATCCAAAAAACAGGCCTTTATTGTCTACAGTCAGCCGAACGTGATCTCCCTCCGTTAATTTGATGACACCGTCTTTTATTACGGTAAAGGTCAGTTTTCCGGGAGAGCACTTACGGTTGGTCGTCCATTTAACCCCATCGGAAACAACAGGGATGTAAAGTTTGTCTTCGTTTTTAATCATCAGTTCAAATTTCAATGGACTACCCCCCTTTTAAGGCAGTTTAAGGATTTGCCCCGGGTAAATCGTATATTTCGTGTTCTTCGTTCCCTTGTTTTTCGCGTCGATAACCGCTTGATTCATCGAATATATTTCCGGATATCTATTTCCGTTGTTCAGGTATTTTTGCGCTATTGCCCAAAGGGTGTCGCCTTTGACAACCGTGTGTGTTTTTGCTTTTGGCGCGGTTTCGTCCGAGCGGGTCTGGTTGACCTGCGCCGTCGGATTCGGCTGCTCGGGAGTTGGCTCCTCGATTTTAACGGTTTTGGTTCCATAATCCCTAAACTGTTTTAAGTTGATTTCAACATCAACATCAAGGCCATTGCCGGCATCCTCTATAATTTTGTAATCTTCCAGTAATACTTTAATATTGGTGCCGAATAATGAATCAGCTTTAATGGTAACCGGTTTTTCTTTATTGCTCAGATCCACTTCCGGTGTGCCGCTTGGTAATGACCTCGCTACAATAAATTGAAACGGCAGCTGATCGACCTTTAACTTTTTAAAGTAATTTAGATAGAATTCAGCCGGTTTGAACTTACCTTCATACCGCGCAAAGGGATATTGCATTTGCGGGATCAAAACCTTAAAAGAGATTTCCGATAATCCCGGTTTTTTGGGTATGTTGATTTCACCTTCATCAATTAATGTAACAGTAACGTTTTGATTTCTTATACTCAATTGAAGCTGGGCCGGGGGGACGGGCAACATCACACTGCCCATATAAAAAGTGTACGCCATTACATATGTACCCCCTCCGCGCTTTCTTCAACGGCCTCTCTCGTGCCTGCCGCAAGTGAATTGATTATGCCATCCAAATCCAATTTTGAGCTGATGTGGTTTTCATTGTGCTGCTCGATGTGGATCTCCGCGGTCGTGAAGCGGTTTATGGCGTCACGTTCGGCTATGTCTCGCAAATATTTTAAGTCTTCGTCGCCCAAATCAGCGTTTTGCTTTGTGTTCCCCGCGATTTCATCCGCTTTTCTTGCAATATTACCCAGCATATCCTCATTATTATTGCCCAAATTTTTTGTTACATTATTTTTTTTGCCCAAATTTTTCGTTACATAATCGGACGTCATTTTGTGTCTTTTGTTATACTCTTGTTCTTGCAGAGCGTCTTGCGTTGCTTCGATTTCTTTCATTCTGTTGCGCCTGTCGCTTTGCGCCCAATTTACCATCGCATCTAATGCTTCGGCGCGCCCCGCAACTGCCGCGTCAACTTTGGCCTTTGCGTTTGCAACATCCGATTCACGCGCTTTTTTTTCGGCTTCATTTTGTAATTTCGCCTGCGTTCCAAATGACACCTGTTCTATAAAATCAATTTTCACGCCCGGAATTGTTCTTAAACGTCCTATAAACCGATTGATTATTTCAATCCCGCCGTTTACCATGTTTTGCAGAATCATCAGCACATCGGTTTTCATATCACCCATGAAGTCCAGGATTGCGACCTTCGCTTGCAGAAACCTCAGCTCCAGTTTGTCCCAAAGGTCAAGAACCCAATGAATCCCTGCTAAGAAGCCAAGCATCATCATGTCCAACGCGGTCAGAAAGTTATTGACAAAATTAAGCCAAAGGACGCGGAAACCGCCGACAGAGTCCGCCAACGCCACGATGGCTCCGATTACGGCGCCGATGACAACGACTACCCATGTGTAAGGATTCGCCAGAATTGACGCCACCAGTGCCCAATTAACAGCAGTCAACAGCCATGTAGCAGCCGTCCACGCGGCAAGAGCGATCGCAATGCCCCATATAACAGGTTCGATCCACGCAAATTTAGCCACTATCATGAATCCCAGTAACCCAGAAAACGCCGCCGCAACGCGCCATGCGACAGTTTCGATCAGCGCCCAATTATTTACGAAGAAACCATATACATGAAACGCGGCGTCAACGATATTACCTATTCTTTCAATGATGGTTTGTATAACAGGAACAAACGCGAGCAGCATTTTCTTTATTTTGGGCATATGCTTTTGGATTACGGCATACACCTTCATTATAGGGTCTAAAAGCTTCACCCCGACGCTTGTACGGATATCATTGAACGCATTTGTCATGGAAATCATCATGCCTTGCGGCGTGTTCGCCATTTTATTGGCAAGATTTCCCCACGACTGATTGATTATATCTTCAACAACACGCGCTTTTTCCATATCCGAACCGGTTTTGATTATCTTTTCTTGCGCTTCGGTGATTTCAAAACCAAAGCCGTCAAACTTGCCTTCAAGGACACTGCCCAGCTGCGACGCGTACTCAAGCATCTTTTCAAAACCGACTGCCCCGCCGCCCGACATACCCGCCGCGTAGTTTGCGACCGATCCCATCATTTTATTTATTGCGCCAGCGTCTTTAATATGTTTCGTAAGTTCACCCGCCACGCCATACATGGAAGCTGTATCATATACCGTAGTGTTTTGAATCGCGGAGGCGTTTTGCTTTATTTTGGCAAAATCAGCTTCAGTTAAGCCGCGTTTAGCTACAACATTCGCCAGCTTCTGTTCGGCTTGAATCCGCTTGTTGGCCATGTCGATGCTGTTACTGAAAAAATCGGCGACGGATTTTTTATTAACCTCGAAGCCAAAGAGTTTGGTAATAGAGTTGAGTTTACCGATTAAGTTACCCGCGAATTTTTCGGCGTCCTTCAAACTGAAATTAAAGAGCTTTTGTGCTTTTTCGTTCTGCTGCACAATACCGTCAGCCTTTTTTAAGGCGCCATTTGTGCGCTCAACAGCATTGGCAGCCAAAACGGATTGTTGTTGAATTGCTTTATTCATATCGTCGAATAAAGCAATGGACGAAGTTATTCGCTGCTGCATTTCCTCAAAAAAACTAAGCCTTGCTACGACTGCGTCCACCACGTTACCACCTGCTTTTCACACGCGAAAACTTGAATGATGACTCATGAAAGCCGATATCACGCTCACCGTTTCCGTTTTGTACTCCGATTGATTTTATCGTATTCTTTTTTATCCTGTTCAATCTTCAAACTGATTGAACCATAATAGAACGCTTTCATTTCCTGCCCGCAGTCAAGCCATTCGTCTAACTGGGAAGGCGACCAGTGCAGTTTATGAACCGCATAGTGAAGAAAATTCGCTTCTGTATCGCCTTCCAATATTAGTTTTTTGCCTCATCCACCTGCTCTTGCATTGAAACATTAAATCCGTTAAAGTTTTGTACAAAGGCGGTAAATTCAGTATATTCGCCAGGGTCATCCACCATTTCCTTCAACAGGTCTTCCGGTGTTTTTACGTTGTAGCTGTCTTGCAGCTGCGCGTCATAGAGGTCGGGATATACGACGGATGCCGCCAGCAGCTTTCCTATGTAGGCGCTTGCGTCCACTTTATGGCGGAACATGTTGGGTTTGCCGGGAATGGGAACTTCTTTTGTACAAGCGTCCCGGATTCTTTCGTCATCTTTTGTGGTCAGCGGCTTAATCTCCCATTTCAAGGGCTCTCCGTTTTCGTCGCAAAGGCTTTTTGTCGCGGGGAAAAAAGCATTCTCCCTGATGATTTTATTTTTCTTTAAAAATGCGTTCATCGTTGACATTTAAAATACGTCCTTTCCTATTTCCATGTTTCCTATTCCATTCCGGTAAGCAATTCGAACGATTCAGGCATTTTGAAATCATCAAAAGTCCCGTCAATGGATTCATCCAAATTTTCGCCACCCGCGTCAAATTTGGCCAAAATGCCCCCATCCAGGTTGCAGCCCGTGAATACGATTGATTGGCGGCCCGCGCTGCTTGTCGGGTCATCGTTAGTTACTTGAATTTCAAAATAGGTGTCTTCGCCAGTGTCTTTGTATTTGATCAACATTTGGCGCATAAGCGACTGATTATAATGGGCGGTTGCCGTGAATTTGCCCGACCAACCGCTTCCTTTGTGCGCTTTTCCAGTCTTGCCCAGCACCGCAATTTCCGTCTTGACTTTTTCAAAGGACGCCTCAAAGTTTATCATCTGCATGAAATTATAGCGCCGGCCTTCGATGGTGATAAAACATTCGGCCAGTTTTGCGGAAACAGCGTCACGGCCTTGCATAACAACGTTATTAATCATCGTGGAATTCACCCCTTTCTTATGCTACCATAACCGTCATGTACAGCTGCGCCATAGCGTTAACAACTGTCACGAGGTCACTTACTACCACAGAACGCTTTGGGATGCCCTTTTCAACTACAATGTCTGAATCGGAAAAATTTTCGATAGCGCGGATTTCCCGCAACTGTTCATGGTGAAGGACAATATCGGCCCATAAGCTTATTCTGCCCGCCGCGTCATTGGGGACAACCCCTAAATATTTCGTGTTAAACAAAACCGCAATGTCATTAGCGATTTGGTCAATCACGCGGATGGTTTGATTCTGCTTGAAATCCTCATTTTTTTCGAGCGTAACGTTAACAAAGCTATTAATATCGGAGAGCACCCGAACATCAGAACCAACCCTGTGAAACGCGAATTTACCGGTTTCAATCGCTTTTTCAAGCTCTTTTTGCTTATAGGTCACATTAAGGGTAAATTCCCCGTCATACACCTTGTTAAGAGCCGATCGGTTGACGGGTGTTCCCGCGATAACTCCAGTTACCCAGTAAACCGCGTTCCAAACATCCGCTCCGTCATCCGTAACCTTGTTCATGACGTTTACGACACCCTCGAAATCCGCGTCAACACCGCCGCCGACACTGCCGCGCTCGAATCCGCAAAGGATCAGCTCGAAGCACTGGGCGACGCCGCGGGGCAGGCCGGCGAGGCCGCCACGGGCGCCGCCGAAGGCGTGGGCGAACTTACAGAAAGCGGCGGCACGGCCACAAGCGCGCTCAACCAAAACGCGCGGGCCGTGCAGCAGCTCATAAAGTTTCTGGAGCAGCTCGCGGCCGAGGCGAAAAACGCCGGCGGCGAATTGAAGGAGAC